AAGATATTCGCCATCACCACCTCCGCTTCCTCTAACCATTTTCTAGCGCGGAAAAAATCTTCCTCCAGCAGTCGGAGGGTGTTGCCGCGGTCGATTGCGGACACCATTGAAAGCTTATAGATATGAGTTCGCCTCCGAGTATTGTAATGGAGAAGCTTTGGGTGGGAGGGCTTAGGGATTTCCCCCATCGCCCGCCACGCGCTGACTGCTGCGCGGTACTCTGCCGTGACTTCAAATTCCCCTTGTAGCGCGTATATAATCTTGAGGTCATGGATCATCTCCGGCGGGAGCGCGCGCGACGGCGCAGCGAAGTCATCACCAATAGTGCGTTCGGAGGAATATATAAGGATAATCCTGCTAGCAAAGCCTTGGTCCCAAGCAAAATCTGGCATGAAGCGGGTTAGATGACCGGGGGTATCACCGGCGAGGATAGTAAGCTGAGGGCGGGGTATCTTGATATGAATGTTACTCGTTCGGCGTTTTTGTTCATAGGGCCAGCAGTCGTAAAATTGCGAAAGCCCCCCGACGAGTTCGTCGTCGAAGGTGTGCATGAAGGCCGTCCACTCATCCATGAGCAAGGCCATGGAGTTGTATTCAAGGGCGGGCTTTGGGAGTGATATCACGACGCGCTTTGCACTCAATAAGGAGTCCACCAAACTGGCCATCTTCATGGAAGTGGGCGCGATATGAAACTCGGGCAGTTCGACAAGGAACTTCCTTCCAGCCATTATCGTGCGGGTCTTCCCCACGCCGGGGTGGCCCACTAATATCGTGTATAAGTTTGGATAGAGCTTGTCCGAGGTCGTCAGCCAGACCTTCTGCTCCAGCACCGCCGCTATCGCCGTGATCGCTGTCCACCGCCTAAAGACCTCCGCGCTTTCGAGATTGCTTGCGTGATCCACGAATGACTCGATCCAGGAGCGACACCGCCGGGCCCCGGACCCGTTCATCCCCACCCTCCCAATCTTTGAGGCCATCTACATTATCCTTGCTATAAGAGCCAAAGTTCCATCCAGTCTTGCAGCCGAATGGGACAATAAACTCTCGGCCATGCTCTAGCTGCATTGGAACCCGGAGTTGCTTTTTGATAATCTCTAGTGTTTCTTCTTCACGGTCTTCTGGGAACTGAATAAGAACCGCATCGTGCTGTTGCATACTAAGAAGGGCATTGCGCTCCCGCCAAACATTCAACATTCCAGAGTTGACTATATGAGCTTCAGTTGCCTGTGCCTGATAAGCTAAGGCTTCACGAACTGTTGCTGCGTCATTCCGCCGCCCAAAGAAGTACCGCTTCCGACCAGATAGATCGACGATATAGCCATGGTCAATTAGCTCTTGCTGCGTCCACTCCTTCCATCTGCGATGGGCGGGAAAGGCAGTGTGATACTTCGGCTGGAATTCCTCGATAACTTTCTGCTCGATTTTAGTTTGTCGTGAGATTTCTGGGGCCTTGCCATCGAAGTTTGTTCCGTGCCCGATTTTCTTGCACATGAAACGGCGGGTGTAGTGACGATAGAAAGGCTGCTCGGCAATCTCTTTATCTTGTTTTACCTTTCCTGTCCAAGGAAGTTCCGGCCAGCAGAGCTTCGCAACTGTAGTATGAAGATCGCCTGACTCACAGGAATCTAAATAGAGCCCATCTTGGAATAGGTTCCATTCCATCGCCCCAACAATCCGGCTTTGGATTTGCTCTCCATCGAAGTAGCCAAACTTCATCCCTTCATCAGCAATGAAGACGGATCGGAGAGAGTCCTCGATATTCTGAAGGTTTCCTCCGGTGCCGAATTCGGAGAAGGAAGAGGAGAATCGGCCAGTGTTTGTACCCGCGATATTATAGCTGGTTCGCATCCTTCCATCAGGGTCGATCTCAGTCTTAAGAACCTGTATCTTCTTCCAAATATCCCGCAAGAGGATGATGTGGCGGACAATAGGAAGGGCGATGAAGTAACTCTCTAGCTTCTCTAGCGCGTCGCGATCACAGGTTGGGCGCCCGGCCTTCTTAATAGCCGGTATCTGCATCCGGTTGTAGAATAGCTCCAGTGGGTCCTTGGAGTTTGGGCGCCAGTTGAACTCCCACATTCCCCAGCCTTCCCCACAGAGGCGCTCAAGATTCGCGTCGAGGCGGTCTACGAGATCGTAGTATTCGTCAAGGACCCTTGCGCGACGCGCGGGATCGATTTTAACTCCACGCAGACGCATTTCAAGGGCAGGTCCTTGAAGAGATCGTGAGAAGGAATAGGTTGCGGTAGTGTGGTTATCGAGTTGAGGAAGAAGAACAGAAAGAACCTCAGCGGTGATGACACAATCCAATCCATTGTAGCAAAGCTCCCTATCAAAGGCAGGAAGGTCTTCTGGGTTGATCTCATTGGTATGGATGATCTTCAATTATCCCTCTTGATTGTCGAGCCGCGCGCATGAAGATGCTTCCAAGGCCCGTGGTCGGTGTAGATCGAGCCGAGATAGCCGAGCCCTTTAAGGGCCTCCGGCTGAAGAGCATGGTGGAGGAGCATCGTATCCTCCCCACAGTTCGCCGCCATTATCCCATACGCCCGCCAGAGGAAGCTCACATCGTACAAGCCATTTTGGAAAAGCTTCTCTATGTCCTTGGCTTCAACCAAACCTCTAACAAATCCCCAAGCGTGTCGTTCGTCAGTTGCACTGTTCCAATAATTGCGGTTCGCTCGGCTTCCGACAAAGGGGATGACAAGGCCGACTTCAGAGCTTGGAGCAAAACCAATGCAAGTAATGTGATTTCCCGAAGTTTCGATGTCGATGGAGAGAAAGTCTCGGATGAACTTGGCTTGGAAGTCATGAAGGTCCTCAATGGTTTCGGGGATGTAGATGTCTGCCTTCGGCCGCCGGACCTCGGGATACTCCGCTTCCCGCGCGGCCTTCATCAAGTCGAAGACGACTGTTGGCCGGAGTTCGTATTGATGCATCACCGCTGCGGGGTGGTAGGTCGGGAGTACCTTCACCCCCGGCACGGTATGGGTGGAAAGGAATGTAGCGCCGCGATATTTTGAGATCGCCGCATGGCCAGAGAAGGCCCAAAGGGCAGCGTTGCCCATGGCGATGATGATGTTGGGTTGGGTTTCGGTGATCTCGGCGCGGAGGCGGTCGAGTTCTGGCTGGAACTCCTCTTGAACGTAGCCTTTGGTGAGGGGGCCGTAGCCAGGGATGGCGGTGCGCTTCGGCCCACAGAAGATTTCGGTCTTGCCATTATAGAGAAGATTGAAGACGTTAGTGAGGAGGCAGTCTGCGCGGGAGATGCCAGCCTCATCTAGCATTGGATTGAGCATCCGGCTCATCCAACCGATGAATGGGGTGCGGTGCTTGGCTTCTTCAGCGCCCCAAGCTTCGCCGACGACGCAGATTTTGCATTTCACTTGCTGCAAGCCTCACTTGCCAACTTCGCATACCCCGCGATGTCATCCCAATGGTCCTTGAAGTCGGCTTGTCCTGAGAGAATGCGGGAGAGCTTTAGGGCGATCATATCGAGGGCTTCACTCTGCACATCTGAAAAGTTCCGCAAGGCTGTGGGAGCATGTATGATTCTCTTGAGCCCCTGACTAATTGCGGCGTTGTTGGCGAAGTCGCCATGGGTCTTCCCTCGTTCGACAAGAAGTGGATCGCGGTCGGTCATCGTGTGCATCCTACTTGGGATAACATAATTAAATGGAACGATCTTAAGTGGATGCCCCCACTGCTGACTATCTGCTCCACAGTGGGGGCATTTCGTTTTCTACCCGCTGGCTGAGTTTGAAGGGCCCATACCTTTACTCAACCGCCGCGGTCCCTTTCACTCGTGCGAAGATCGCAGTGCCATCATCACTTGTCTCTTGGCCAATGGTGATGGTCACCTGCTTCCCCGGCGTTTCGGCGATCCGCTGCGAGAGGGTCATCTCTTCATCCCCTGCGTCGCAGTGATCGAGGAAGTCTTTCAGCCGCCACGCGGCGGTTTCGGTGAGGTAGTAGGTGTTCTTGATGGTCTTGTCCTTTAGGCCGCCGAGGTCCTTGAGGGTGTCCTCGTCCACATCGTCATGCGCGGATTGGAGTTTGAGGGTGAACTCGACGAACGGAGTTTGCTTCTTCGAGGACTTGTCGAAGCGCGGTTGGCCTTGGACAAGGCAGTCGTAGGTGCCGACCGGCATCGGCTTTGGGCGCTCGATGTCGGAGGAGGGGGTATCGAGGATGGATGAGAAGGATACTGCTGGGGCGGATTTTGCCATTTCACTTGATCTTTCTGAGTAGGGGTTTCACTGGCACTTGGGGTGGATCGCGGAGGACCGCGAAGAAGTCAGCGAGGCCGGTTTCGATCGGGTAGCTTTTCTCCATCTCAAAGGGTTTCGGGTTCTTCAGATCAATCATTGCTGTCGCAGCTGTTTGGATCGTGCGTTTTCCTCCTGGGCTGGTTTGGCAAAGGGCGACGGAGTTGAAGTAGCGGGGGATGACAGGAGAAAGGGCAGACCCTACAGCGGTGGGGTAGCCCTTCCTCGTCCCATCGGGGTTGTCCACATACTTCACATGCGAGATTACGATGACGTTCGTCTCGAAGGACGGGGAGGTGAGGAGCGCGAGAACTTTCTCGATCGCGTCTTGCGCTTGGCCGTACCACTGGCGGGGGTCTTTTGCAGAGGGGTTAAGTGAAGTTGCCCACTCAAAAGCAGAATCCGAGAGAAAGGTGAGAGAGTCGAGAACAAGAATATGGTCTGGGCCCCACGCAGCCGGGACACCAAGATCAACCTCACCGTACTTCCATTTGTCGAGCATCTTAAGACCTTCCACGAACGCCTTCGGAGTTCCATCCACAATTGGTCCGCTGGCCGAAGATTTGTATTTGTCGCGGAGGGTGCGGAACTCAACTCTTTCAAGAGCCTCCGGACACTCGCGCGTGATAAAGGTCTTAAGCGTTTCAAGGCCATTGTCAAAATCCAGGATGTCGAGATGGTAGCCTGCTTTGGCTAGGGAGGTTAGCGCTCCGGTTTTCCCGCTACCGCTGTCTCCTTCGAGGAGCATTTTGGTGAATTTATTGCTTTGGTGGGAGGAGAGGCTTGGCATTGCTCGCTACCTGTGTGTAGAGGGTTAAGACATCTCCCACGCGGATATCCGCCATCGAGGGGATGTTGGTGAATTCTGCGTAGGCTTCGCCAAGCCGAACGCGGACCTTCCAGCCGTCGAAGCGCTTTTCGCAGGAGATGACTGGGTACTTACCGAGGATTAGAGTTAGTCGGCGCATCTTGGATGACTTCCTCAAAAGTTATCTTGATAAAGGCCCCTTCCTCGAAGGGCTTATCGCCCCCGAAGTAGAGTGATTCCCAACTGCCGTCGAAGCGGACCCACCAAGAGGTGACAGGGGCGGGGCCACGGGCCTCTACCAAAGCGGCTTTGGTGTAGACGACGTAGATGACTTTTGGTTTGGTTGGAGGTTCTTCAAAACTCAGCGGGCGCGTAAAGGATTCCATCTTTCCTCCGGAGGAAGCTTGTTGAAGTTGCTTTCGAGAAACTGCTCGCGAACGGCGGGGGATTTAGAGCAGATCGCGCGGAAACGGCAGCCGCCGAACTTATCACAAGCTGTGTCATTCTGAGGCCAGTAATTCGCGATCGCATACTGCTCCGCGAGAGCGAACCAGTAGTGGAGATCGTTGAGCCACTCCGCGAGTTGGTCTGGGGTGCGGTAGGTGATAGCGCGTTTGAAGATTGTCTCGTGCTCCTTCACCTGCGCCATGTCGATTATGACCCCGCGGACGGGGGTATCGAGGACGACTTTGGAGGCAAGGGAATAGAGGGTCATTTGATTATCCGGTTCCCATTTCTTCCCCCAGAAAGACCAGACGGTCTTGTAGTCGAGGACGAAGAGCTCGTCGTTGAAGGTGACGATGCGGTCAAGGTGGCCGGAGAGGAGATAGGGTTGGTCTGGAACTATCTTCCCTTTCTTTGTATCGCTGTGGCGGTACTCTGACTTTGCTTCTGGTCCCCAATCCAACTCGAACCGGAAGCTCTGCTCCACCGCAGGCTTTCCATCGCTCTTTATGAACGTCTTCGCCCTGTCATCTTTGAACTTGTCAAGGTACCAAATGACCGTGCGGAGGAGGCCCGCGCGCGTTTTGGTTTTATGATCAAAGTCGAAGTCGGCGGCACGTAGAGATAGTTCGCGGACGGTATCGTGGACGGCGTCGTCATGGGTGATGCCAGCGGCGCGGGAGAGATCGTAGTTTTGGAGGGCCGTGTGGTACTCGATGCCGAAGCGGAGGTGGACGCTTTCTTCACGGCTGGACCATCCTTCAATCATGGAGTATTGGTAGAGGCGAGGGCAGACTTTCAGGTAGCCGAGGGAGGTACTGTCCCAGGCGTATTGGATGTTGGTAGAAGGAAGGTAGGGGGAAGTTGGGGCTTCGGTCACAGCTTCCTCCTCTTAATCGGCTCTTCCCTCATCGCTAGCCCGAGCTTCGTCAGGTCGATTTTATCCTCCGCGCCCTTCTTCGGCTTGACCCCGGCGTCAGAGGCTGCGCGGGCTCGGCGCTGGTAGGCGATCACCGCGTCTAAGTCCTTCGGCGCCATCGCAGCGAGGTCTTCGGCTTCGGCGGTGGTGATGAAGTGCCAGAGTTGGTCAATTTCATTTGGCATTTGCTTCGCGCTCCGCTTTCTTCGCCCTCACCGCCCGCCGCACCCAATCCCTCACCACGACCGACCAGCGATCGCCGATCTCTTTCTTGAGGAAGGCAACATCGGCAGACCAGAGGTTCAGCGTGACTTTTGTGATTGGTTCGTCGGCTGGTGGGGCTGGCATCGGCGTTCCTTTCTTGTCCAAGGCATAGGGCCAGAGTATTCAATCTCTTCAGTGCGGAAGGTGAAGCGGCAGGAGAGGCAGCGGCGCTCGCGGACTTCAAGGCGGGTGGAGAGGACGGTGGTTTTGTTGTCGCAACGAGGGCAGAAGAAGCTCATGGAAGTTCCATTTTATCTGGGATAAGAAAGGGAGGATTGGCCAAATGCTCAACGATGCCTTCTCTTATCTTAGCCCAACCAATTCCATAGGCTGCGGCGTCGTGCAACACCTTAACCATCTCTTCTTCATTCTTCGCAAGTTTCTTCTCTGTTAGGCGCTTCCAACACCAGACTTCTCTCCACTCCTCATGCGGCCCGAAAGCCAGAACAACAGCAGGGACGGCGACACCAGGTAGGACGGCAGCGCCAACGGCGCGCTGAACGCGCCGCCGGCCTTCAAGGTCTCGGTCATGAACGCCGAACAGATGCAATGCTCATGCTCGTGCAGATCGAGCGGCACCAGCGCTGCGAGATCGATGATCGCAGCGAAATCGTAAGGCTCGCCGATCTTCGATCGCGCGAACGCTTCGGCCTTGGCATCGCCATCGCCGGACAGCGCCACATCAACGAACCGCTCCGCCGCCAAATAGCTCTTGTCGTAGCCGACCGGCCGAATTTGCACGCCGCCCTTATCGTGAGCGCCGAGATAACCTTCGGCGACGACCAGCTCGACGTGCGACGGCACTGCCTTGATCCACGATGCCATCGGGCCTTCGCGGACCAAGATCAAGCGCGATACGAAGTCGTTGCCGGTGACGAAGCGTAGTTTCATGGCGGCAACGGCACGGCCTTGCAGCCGCCGTCCTGTTTGCAGTCGTGAATGCCGGACAGAACAAGACCGCCAGCTCCGACCGCAGCCACGCCAAGCGCCAGTCCGGTTGCGAGCGGAATGGCCGCGCAACCGGATAGCGCCAGGATCATCGCCGCACAGAAGGTAATGCGGAGTGTCATGGTGGTCATCGAGCGTGGGAACTTCTGTAAGATGAAGAGGAGCTTCAAGAGGCGATCTCCTCCACCTTTCCGAAGGTCACCTTCGGCTCGATCCTCACCCACCACGTCCCGTTGGAGTCGCGGGATGGCTCGCGGACGGTTAGGCTGTCGTAGCCGGAGGTGCCGTAGGCTGGATCGGTTGGCTCGTACTGCTCCATGCTCCGCTCGCGAGCGTATTTACGGTAGGTGTGGAGACGGACGGAGAGTTGCTTCCCCGCGCCGTAGTCGGCGACTTCAATGCGGATGCCAATTTTGGTCTGGATGGCGCGCTCGAAGAGATCGACACAGTCGGAGTAGGAGGCGATAGAGATGGGGGTTGTCACCAGCGGATTTCCTTCGTTTCAACTTCGTAGTAAGTCTCCATGGCGCGCGTCGAGATCACGTAGCGGAGGTTATTGTCCTGCTCCGTGTCCCGCAGTAGAAAGCTGTCAAGGTGGAAGACAACAGGCCACTCCAGCCCCTTCGCCTTATGGCCGGTTAGAAGGGTGATGGTTCCCTCTTGCTTGAATAGGTGGTCGGCGTAGGCACAGGCTTGGAGGAGGTTCTCGCCATGGGAAGCGAAGACTTTCATGCAGTCTGCGAGGTCGCTAGCGGTCGTTGACTGCCTCGCGAGTTTCTCCGCGAGCCAAGTGTCGATGGCGAGGAGGAGTTCGGCCCGCGTCATATCTTCGGACCCGAGGCGCTTCATGATCCCAACCACTTTCGGGCCAATGTCACTGCCACTAACAGATACGCTGCGGCCGCTAGAGAGAAGCCGTAGAGCAAGTGCAAAAAGCGGGGCGTTGTTCCGGCAAATGACAGCGCAGCCATCTGTGAAAGTGCCAGCAGTAGGATTGCGAAGCTTAACTGCTCTTCCACCTTCTTTGCTCCATTTCATTGTGGGGACTCGCCAGTGGACTGCCTTCACGATCTCACTTGGGCAGCGGAAGGAGACGGAGAGGGACGCTTCGGCCATGACAAAGCGCTCCTTCAACTTCGCCATTCCATTCGTCATGGCTCCACGGAAGCCATAGATTGCTTGGTTCGGATCACCAACAGCGATGATCCGACTTCGCGAGAGCTTAGCGAGCATTTCATGGTTGACTGGTGATAGGTCTTGTGCTTCGTCAACTAAGACAAGTGGGAACTTTGGGTATGTTCCTCCGAACAAAGCGGGCATGTAAACTTGATCGTTATAGTCGATTCCGCCCGAGTAGGCGGCGCGGGTGGAGGAGGTGAGGACTGCTTCGCAGAGGTCGGTGAAGAGGGAGGAGGGGACTTCATCAAGGCGGCCGTAGAACTCATCGGCGGTAATAAGACGTTTGGCTGTGGGGAACTTTCCTTCGGGAACGTAGCCGAGGGACTTAGCGAGGGCGATCGCTGAGACGATATCCCAGAAGCTCTCCCACGCTTCGCCTTGGAGCGGGCGCGGGAGGGATTTGATCTCTTCGCGGAGGAGGTCTTGGGTTTTCTTTGGGTCAAGAGTTACCCTTCCTGCACAAGTAGCAGACCAGATGCGGTGACCGAGGCCGTTGAGGGTCCGGACAGTGGTGGTGGAGCGGAAGCGCTTCTCCATCTCAACCGCGATGCGCTTGTTGAAGGCAAGGCAGAGGACGGGAGGGGATGCGGCGGCTTGGATCAACTCTAGGGTGGAGGTCTTTCCCGAGCCAGCTAAGGCATTGATGAGGAGGTTGGACTTGGTGGAGTGGAGGAGGGAGAGGATGTGCTCCTGCTCGGCGGTTGGAGGGAAGGCTGGGGAGGATTCGGCCTTTGGCTTGAGCTTAGCGACCATCAGAAGGTGCCTTCGGTGGGAGGTACTTCTCCGGATTCGCTCTCGTGTCCTCTACAATGGAGTTGGTTAAGGCGTCGGAGGATGCCCTCTCATCGCGCTTGTACTGTCGCGCCTCGGGTTCGAAGAGCCATTTCGTCAGCCTAAGCATAACGATCGCGGAAGAGCCGTCGGTGCCGGAGAGGACTTGATTGTTCTCATCAAGCATCTCGATTTTGTAGCGGCCGAGGTGGATAGTGGAGATGCAGAACTTCATTGCTCGGTTCCTTTAAGAGGCATCTTCCCGTGCTCGGTTTTGATAAGGGATTGCTTGAAATCTTCCGCGAAGGTTTCTACCGTTACCCCTTTCGCGCTCTCGTCGAAGAGTTTGAGGATGGTGATGCCAAGGATTTCGATCCCCTCGATGGGGGCGGTCGTCTTCTCTTTTATGAAGTCGAGGAGAGTTTCGGCGAGGGCATTGGTCTCGAAGATGTTCACCTGAGCACCTACTTGAACTTTAATGCGTTACGTTGTTGATCAAGAAGAGAAGGGCCGGGGCCATCTTCCATCAACCTTTCCTGCTGGCGATCATAAGCACACTCGTTGAGATTCTCCTGAATTCGCTTAACGTAATTTATGAACAGGGCTAATACTGACTCGTCCAGATAGACAACATCCTCGTGATCGTCGTTATCCCAGTCACGAGGTGCACGAAGACAGAATTGCCCGCAGTCATATGAGACATAGAGCCCGTCACCGAGATATTCTTCTGTCACTTAAATCCTCCTGCCTTTCGGATCGACTTCGTTGCGAGGTTCGTCACGTTCATCCCTGTCATGCGGAGCATCTCCGCCACCGCGAGGAAGCCTTGCCCCTTCAACTCCTCGTCGTTGGCTTTGAAGAAGTGGCCGAGGACGTAGGAGGCTTCCTCCGCGAGGCGAAGGTGCTCGATGAGTTGTGAGTAGGTGTCGGCGGAGGAGATATTGCCGCCGAGGGTTTCGTAGGGAAGGCGATTCTTGCTCAAAGCTTCCTCCGTTTTATTGGCTCGCCCACTTCTTTCAGCCCAAGCTTCGCGAGTAGGTCGAGAGCGGGGGGAGAGCGTGGAGCGTGGATGGTGGTGAAGTGATCGGGCCAAGAGGGCCAGTTATCAGGGAGGATACTACCCTTACCAAACGCCCATGCCAAGTGTTGGGGGTAGAAGCTAGGCCCTTCTAGCAAATCTAGTGGCCACTCACGATAAGGGTAGGCCCTCCACCCACTTGTGGAGATGATCCACCATGGCCCCGGATCGCTTTCAGTCCCCATATCGTCACAGCAAATAGCGATGTCGAAGGCAGGTTCACCGCGAACTTTGTGGAGGATTAGATACAACTCGGCGTTCATTTTATTTGTTGCTCTTCGCTTGGAAACCACGGGATCGGCCTCACGCACCAAACTCCTATGCTGCCTCGGCCTTACGAGCTGAAATGTGGTTGCCGGTATTTTGATCGAGAAGATCGAGCACTTGCTTGAACAGATCGCGGTTATCGTAGTCGCATTCGATGGAGCCGCCATCAAGGATCAATTCAATGTGGAAACTTCCGTTACGCTCGTTGAGCCAAGAGTGGGTGCCGAGCAGCCGCGCAAAATTGAATGACAGGTGGAGCAGCCCATCAATCCGAATGGCGAAAGAACTGTGCCGCCGCTCAAAGGTGATGCGCTCAACCATCAGTGGCCTATGAATCCGATTCGGGGTTGACGATTTCGCGCGGTTCTTTGCGCGGCTCATAACGCTTGGTCGCGGCGTTGTAGAAGATGGCGTTGGGATGCTCTTGCTGGAACGTGCGGAGGTCAATCGACGCCTGCGGCACCGACACACCGAACTTGCGAACGATGTGGTCACGATTGATAAAACCATAGATGCCGATCATTTCGGCGATCCATATTTGGCGCTGACCGACAGCCCAACTGCCTTCCGTCATTGCGAGCCAAACCTTCAAGGGGAGCGAAATCGTTGCTTCGTATGTCGAGCGCGGCGCGCGTACCCGGATCGTCGCGGTTTTGTTATCGTCCTCGTGGGTTAGGAAGATCGAACCCTTATCGTCCGCTGGCATTTCGTCGCAGTCGAGCATCGGGGGCTATCGTGACACGCGGTCACGCTCCTTTAGTTCGTTGGGCTTTCTGGATAAAAGCCAATTTCGGCGCAGACTCGCGTTGCGAATGGATGCAGCCACGGCACCATTCCATGTCGGCCGGTCTCGAATGCCGAAAGTTCGCTCGCTTTTAAACCGAGACGTTGCGCGCACTCGTACAGGCTTTCATCGCGCGACAATCGTTTATTGCGAAGTCGCTTACCGAGTTCGAGTGCTTGACGCTGACGCCCATCAATCTTTCCAGTCGTGCGGCACAGGTCGCACTCCATCTTTTCGACCCACTCGTGAGGCTTGTTGCCTCGGTTGATGTGGACGGGACCAACATAACCGCGACCTTCGCAGTGCGGGCATGTCGTCAGATCGGCCGGGTCAGTGGAAATGCCGGAAGCGAAGCCGTTTATCGTTTCCATCAGGCGGTCCTCCTGTTCCTTCAAGCTGCGTCAGCGGCGTATTCGCCACCAAGCTTTTCGCGCATGGTCAGCGGTTTTAGTTTGCCGGTTGTTGGTTGCGGTCCTGCGGCGGCACGAATCTCGCCGTTGGGCAAGATGACGAGATCAACTTCATCGTCGGACACCAACAACGCTTCAAGTTCGTCGATCGTTGGCTTACCACCTTTGAACTTGATGACCTTGTTGCTTTGCCGTCGATCCCATTCTTCGCGGAATCCCATGCCAATCTCCTATGCTGCTTCGGAAACCTGAGCGCGACGGACGGGATTCATGGCGTGCCTCGCTCGGGCTTCCCGTAGAGTAATTCTCGCGCCTGTTGTTCGGCTTTAGGATCGCCGTTAAAGATGCCGTGCATCAGCATTCGCAAATCGTTGATGGTTTTTTCGGCAGCAGCCAGTGTTTGGCGTCGTGTGGCGGTTTTGACGGTCATGAGTGTGAGGTCGTAGCCACAGGGGCCGAGGCCGCCGGAGTTGCCCAACGAATCGCGGGAAGCCTCGCGTAGCGGCGAAACGGGCCGCAGATGGCGAATGGACTGCGCGGAGAGGACGGTCACGTCAGGGTGCTCCGACGTTGTTTCTTCGCGCAGCGCTAGATCATCTGTATCTGCGATCGCGCTTGTTTCGCCGGTCAACGCTTCGCGAATGTGGTGCCAAGACATGCCGTGTTTGTGCGCGTTCAAGACCGCCATATGCAGATTGTGCCGAAACATCTCTCGCTTGTCTTGCTGCGTCATGGTCGCCCCTTCATATTCCAAGCGCCCAATTTGCCGAGATGGCGCGCGGCCGAGTAATTAGGTTTATCCATTCACAGTATCCTCCGTCTGCCTTCTCTTCGTCGGTGCCCCTGCGATCCTCGCCATCCCCTGCTCGATATCGCTCGCGGCGAGGTACATGCGGATGATGTTCAAGAGCCGGAAGACATCCTCCGGTCCGATCACAGTCCGGTTGCTCCGCTTGCGGATGGTGTCGTAGTAGAGGTTCATCGCACCGGCGATACAGTGGGCGGTGTTGAAGTCTTCCTGCTCGACGATAGAGCGGAGGAGGGAGGAGAGAGGGATTTCGGGTTCGGGATCGGACATGGTTAGATACCTTGTCGAGCGCAAGCGCGCATGGCGGAGGTGACTTCGGAGGCTGTGCGCTCGCGGGCGTTGTTAAACTTAACCGGGCAAGAACCCCCGAGAAAGTCGCGCATTTTGTCGTAAACCTGCAAGCGTGCTTCATCAACAAGAGGTAAGAACCAGACCGTGGCGTGCCCCGCTGGTTCTCCGGTAAGCGCAATATGCACCGCGCCCATCAGACATACGCCGCCAGTTCTGGCGTTATACTCAGTGTATTTGGCATGGCCTCGCTTCTCAATCTCATTCGCCCCCTCGAGCAGCAGTTGCCGCCACGACTCCAGCCCCGCAGTTACTTCGCCTTCAGATTTCTCCGCAAGAAACATTGGCAGGTTCCTTCCTTATGTTTGGCAACACCAAGGGCCAAATAGGACAACACCAACAGCCCTTGGGCCTAGTGCACCCCCTTCAGGATTTTGTCTAAGGCATCGTTCGCCGCGTGGCGCTCGTCTTCGGAGAAGTTCGCGATCTCGCGCTTGGTGGTGGTGGTCTTCGCGACCTTCGGCGATTTCTGCCGAATTAGCTTGCTCGCGACGATATTGCTCCCGCCGGGGTTATAGCCCGGCGAGTTGGCGACGTTTGGGATGTGCTTGAGAGCCTTCGCGAGACCGTTTTGGCAGAACTCGAATCGCAGGCAGAGGGTAGGCCATTCGAGGTAGATCGCGAGGGCGTCGCGGTAGATGGTTGGGGGGAGGAAGGGCTTGGCAGCGGGTTTGGTCATAGCTTCCTCCTCTTGATCTGAAAGCCCCCAGCAGGAGCGGGAGGTTGCTCAACTGCTGGGGGCTTGGGTGCGACAACGGCGGGTGCCGCACCATTCTCAGCCAAGGCGGTCTCTCCCTGGCCGAGAACTGGAATTGGGGATGGGTCGGAGGAAAGCGGCTGGCCGAGGATGGTGTCGTCGGCGAGGGCTTCGCTATCGGGGACAGACTTCGGGACTTCGTACTCGCCCTCAAGGACCGGCCGTTGCCAAAGCCGCGTGTCCCAGTCGAGGAACCATCCGTCGCCGATATGCCCCGCCTTCTCGAAGAACGGTAGCATCTTCCGATGGCGGCAGGTCGGTCGTGGTGCTGCAGGGCATTCGCAGTTCCCATTTGAGACTAGGTAGGAGGCTTCGTGATTCAGGTCGCGGTCGAACTTCAGCAGAAGGACGCCAGCGGGGTGGAAACGGGCAGAGTAGAGGGAGGTCATCGCCGTATCTCCTCCAATCGCTCCGCCAGCGCGCGAGCGAAGGTTGAAAGGTTTAGAAACATCGCGCCGTTTCCGCAGTAGAGCTTCCACTCGCCGATGGACTTCACCGGCCGGAGCCCTTGCCGCTGGATGAGGTCGACGATTTCCTGCTCTAAGTTCGCCGTAAGAGTGCTCATGATCTGAAGAGTGTAGCATAGTTCGCGTGAAAAAGCAAGACAATTCGCTGTCGCCGGGAAACTTTCGCTGTCGCCTCATCCCTCCCTCACATCCCCTTCACCTCTCCCTCATATCTCCCTCACCGCCTCAATAACCAAAACCCACCATCTCCCCAAGGCCGGAAGGGAAAATCGGAGATAGGAAAGAATAAAAAAAAAAAAAAAAAAAAATAAAACCTTAGCTTCTTTTTTGAGGTGCCCTCTAGGTACCCGGTTTCCGTTATTGAGGCATTGAGGGAGATATGAGGGAGATATGAGGGAGGGATGAGGGAGGGATGAGAGCTCGATCGACAAGAAAAAGGCCCGGAAGGGAATCACTCCCCGCCGGGCCTACGCGGTACGCTCTACCTCTCCGCGTTAGTTATGCGGTCAAGAGAGAGGATTGCTAACGCCCGGAGACGGCTGCGGCTCCGGCCCCTGCTTAAACTGCCCAGTCTCCGCTCTCGGCTGCGGGGCAGTATCCTCCTTCGGCACTGCTCGTGGCTCAAACACCGCGCGAATGGAGCGAATCTGCCCTTGCAACCGCTCCACTTCCTCACTCAAGAGTTGGTTCTCTGCGATCAAGTTCTCGCCCTGCTGCCGGAGAGAGAACACTTCGTCAGTTTGCACCGAAACCTGCCGTTCCAACTCCGCCACTCTCGCCAGCGCACCGTCCCGCTGACCCCTCACCACCGTCACTTGCTCGTCGAGTTCCTTGTTCCGGCTCCGAAGATACTCCAAATCCCCGTGCATCTGCCGGACTTCCTCCCGAAGGCTCTTCACCTCCCCCGCAAGTCTCGTCGCATTCGCCACCGTGTCCAGGAGCTTCTGGAACATCTGCTTGATGGCGCGCATTTCCTCTGTATCCTCTGCTGTGTTGCTTTCTGCCGTGTAGTTCGTATCCATTGCCGTGCTCCTAAGTAGAAATAGGTGGGGCACCATTGCCCCACCTACCAGTTCAACTCCCGCCAACTTACGCGCGTGCTTCCTGCCCCTTCCCTTTCTTCGGCTTCGCCGGGTTCTTTGCGATCAGTTCTTCGTCTGGGCTAATCCCACTCAAGTCGATAAGCCCTGTGGTCTCTTGCTTCTCCTTCTCCTGCTCCGCAAGGTTCGCTTGCGCAATCTTCATCAGCCTCGCGCCGTGCTCACCTTCCAGATACGCCTTCGCCGCAGCGGTGATCTGGCTGGCCTTGTAGTGGCTGACCTTCCCGCCTTTCTTCTTGATCGCGTCCTTGACCAGCGCCTTAGCCAGCCGGAGAGCTTCAGTCTTGGCTGCGCCGGAAACCTTACTCCGACCGCCAGTGACCCTAATCTCTCCATTCTTCATCTTCTCCCATTGCTCCGCGACCACTTCCATAATGGCCTTCTGGTGCGAAGCAAGCTTGCCCCCTTCCATGCCCTTCGCAGACTTCAGCTTGCTCTGGCCACGGTTGAGAACAACCTTCGCTCCTTGGAGAAGTATCTCCTTCAGCACGTCATCCGGCAGGGCCATGATGTCGTCAGTGTCGATCTCCATCCCCTGCCCTGCCCCGGCCTTCGGGACAGGAATGTTAAGCATACTCATCCATCTTCTCCTTCGGTTGCTGACTTGGATGCCAGCTAGCCGTGTCACAGTCTAGCATTGGGCCTCATCAGGTTGCGCCTTACGCAACGAGGGAGCGAGAGGTTGCTCCCTTTCGGCCTTCATACGCGGCTGGAACGATAGCCCTTAGTGGCGTGTAGGGCGACATGACCTAATCCTTAATGAGCCGCTGGCAGCGTTTGCAGCGCGTCTCGATAAACATGTCCAAGCTCCAACCGTGGCGCGGAACGAGTCCGCAAAGCGCGGGCTGGCGTGTGATCTCACTGAATTTGGCGTCGGCCGCGGCTTCGACCGCGTGAAGCCGCCAGCCCCGTTGGCCGCCGTCGTGGCCGGTCGCTGGCGAGCGGGGATTAGGAGCCGTGGTGAGCCAATGCTTCATGGCCTATACCCCGCTCGACCAAGTGTTCGGATCGTAGCCGAACATCTTTTCGACCCGCCGAAACTGTGCGACCGCTTCATGGTAAACGGCTCGCCCATCCGGGCCGTCATCGTTGGCGGCGGTTTCGACCAACCGGCTTATGGCGATCTGCATCCCGTTCATAAGCCGGTCCTGCGCCTCTTGCTTGACGACCTTGCGGTCGGGCATGGCTCAGCCCTCCCGCTTGTTAAGGTCGCGTGCCCGGCGCTTCGCGGCGGCTTCATCCTCGTACCGGGCGATGACCCGGTTAAAGCCGCGGAACGTGGCAACCACGGCGTAAGGGTGGGCTGCATCAAAGGTCATCTTCTGGACTTCGTAGAGCTTCGTCATGGCCGTCTCCTGTTTGCCTATGCCGTTAATATGGCACAAGCCGTTGTGGGAGACAACCGGATATATCGCATAGGTACGACGGGAGGTATGCGTGGGGCGCAACCGGATAAGCATGATTGGCATATCAGTCCGCCGGTGCTTTTTGCGTTTGTTAGGCAAGTGGCTCCTCCTATGTTGCGAAGTATAGCACACCCCGCGATCACTTTCCAATCACGGTTTATCACATTCCCGTGATCGGGGCGTGACTGTTGATAACAGCTTCGTGAATGGGATGTTACTTGATTTCCCCCGATCTGTCAGTAAAGGGCCGCACGTAGTTAATGCTAACCTCCTGTTGATCGTATTGCTCTTCATATATGTCCTGTCGTGCCAGCCATTCCTCCGCTTCCCTCATTGTTATAAATGGGCCATAGAACGAGGTTGTATTCCGGTCCACCACGGCTATAATATAGCTTCCCATTGCTCTCTCCTATCTCCAAACCACCACCACCACGCAAAGCCCTACCCAAACCACCAAAACCGCGTAGGTTAGGGCAGGGGTAAGGTAGACCTCACTCAGCATCCGTTTCCTCCTCTCTCCTATTTAGCGATAGCCCTCGCCCGGTGTAGGTGTTCCCTATCCCCAGGTTCGGATCAGGTGTAGGCCCATGCAATCTCACCATTGCCAGATGCCTCGCCCCCGCTTCGTACTTCGCACTAACTACAACGTTAGTTCCGCCAGCGCTTGTGAAGTGATAGCGCATCGCCGTTCTCCTTTCGCGCCGCCCCGCCGCTCGCCGCCAATCCGCCTCCGCTCGACCCTTGGCCGCCCTAGCGGCCCTTCGGCTTCCGCGCACCAGCGGCGAGTTGTGGGCGATTGTGCCCCATCCTGCTTCGGCTCGACTTGGGCCATCATCAGCACGGGCCTTACCCGTGGACGGCGCATTCGCGCGCCGTTTCGGCCTTTGGGCTAGGCTCGATGTCCTCCCTGTGCCTGCGCCGACAGCCAGTCCGCTAGCCCTTGGCTATCCTTCGGCTCCTTCTTCGGCTTCCGCTCCCTCGCCGGCCCTACCGCGACACTAAGCTTGCCGAAGTTATATCCAAACTTCAGCTCTTGCCCTTCCGGCATATTCGCGCCGAACGCTTCCCGCATCGCCTGTTCAAACTTCGCCTTATCCGCTGCGTAAACGCGATACTGCGCCTTCATACCCGTGTACGCTTCTTGCAAATGCGGCAGCAGCGTGCTCGGATCAATCTCTTTCCAATCGCCAGACATAGCCTTCCTCCACTCTCTCCGCCCCTTGGGGCTTGCTCGGCATATCGCCGCGTCGAGTATCGTGCTGGTGAAATGTGGCCGAAATAAGTTTGAGCGATCACGAAATCGATCACGCTTTTTCACAACATCGTGATCGAGCCTTGGCGCGGCTTTTGCACTCTGCAACCCGCGTGCCAAGGCGCTCTGCGATAGCAGCATAGCTGCCTTGCGCGCCACGCAACTGTTGCCCTTCCGCCACAGTGACCAATCTGCCACACTGTCTCGCCTGCGCAACAGTGACAAATCGGCAACGGGGGAGGGGCGGCCCCCAAAACTCGCGCGCGGATTCGGGC